GGCGCTAAATCAAACGCTCGGCCTAGCGGCCCAGCTTGGTGTTGTGCCCATGTTGGGCGGTGTGGCTACTGGCCTAACTCTCCGTTCAACGCGGACGCTTCGCGCCGGTTAACTTTTGGGTTAGGCCTTCAAGCCCAGGGCTTCGCGCATTGTTCTTTGCGCAGCCCATATGCCCTGTTGGTAGGCTTCGTTGCAGCACTTGGCGGCAGCCTCCGCATCTGGCGCGGAGCTGAAGCGCATCTCAGGCCACAGCGTGCCAGCGTTGTAGCCAAAGCCATTGCCGGGCCCATCAACGCACGGCCTACGGTCGCTGCCGATGCTGGATTTGTACGGTTTTGTGTCCATGCCGCGCCCCTCAAAGTTCACAGAGGGTGTTCTGGCCTGGTGCATGCCTCGCGCGGCACGCTGGGCAGGTGTCCTGTTCTTCCACATCGAGCAGGTCCACCGTGGTGTTTGCCATCTCGTGCGAGCAGTCATCCAGGAATTGCGCCTGGCCATCGTTGATCCACGAATGGCAGCGGAAGTTGTGGCCCTGGGTCAACACGCTGGGGCGCAGTGTGGGTGCGTCGGTGCTGCCGTTCCACGTCCAGCAGCCGGTGCCAGCGCGTGTGCCGCTTTGAATCACGGGTAGGGACAGGCGACCTGTTGGGCCTGGGATGTTCAGGGTCACGTGCGTGGCGTCTTCAGCGGCGCATGGCACATAGCCTTCGCCATAGACCAGCCTCACGGGCAATGCTTTCATTTTTGGTCCTTTGATGATGTTGCTGGGCTTGATCATGCGGATGGCTCGGTCATCTCAACAAACGCGGCCAGGTAGCAAACAGCGGCCATGCCTCCGGTTTCTTTGGCTGCGTGCATCGCGGCCTGAAGCTCGTTCATTTCCGTGGTCTTGGTCATCGACTTGATGGTCTGGCTGTAGGCATCCATGCGGGCCTTGTAGCCGTCGCCAAACAGCCGCTTGGCGGTGTCGCGGCACTCATAGAGCTTGGCCGCCATCTGCACGTGTTGCTGAGTTGCGTTCATCGTTGCTCTCCGCAAGCCTTCGGCCTGCTCGGTTGTCAAAGCGCCCACCGCTGTGCGGTCGGCTTGTGGTGTTTGGTCAGGCCCTGGGCATCTGCCACCAGGCCTAACCGGCGGTTCAACGCGGACGCCTACGGCGCCGGTTAACCTGGGGGTTACACGGCCCTGGTGGCGGCCTTCGTGAACTCCACCAGGGCCGCGATATGCATCTTCTGGATAGCCGTCTTGCTGCTGCCGCCTTCCAGCCATTCGCCCACCGCGATCGCGCTGAGCTTGAGCTGGCGGGCGTCTTCCTTGGCCTTGGCTGCAGCGGCGCGCTCCTTCTTCAGGCGGTCGCACGGCTGCGATCTGCCATCCCTCAGCCACGGGTCATCTCCACAGTCGTTCAGGCAGTCGCACTTCACCTCAGACCCCAACCGCCGTGGTCAGCAGTTCGTGAAAGTAGGTCGCACGGTCGGCAGACAGTTGGCTTACTTCAGCGGCTGCCATTTCGTCTGCGGTCATGAAGTTCTGTGGCTCGGCGCGATAGCCGTTCTCCCATGCCTCAAAGGCCTTGGCCATCTGCTCGATGTTGACCTTGATGGTCTGCGGCTTGCGTGTCGCCTGGGCGCCATCCGCTGTGCCGAATGCAGCAATGCGTGCGCCAAGGATCTCGGAGTACTCCCACATCACTTCGCATTGCTCTTTCAGTCGATCTTGTTCGGCCGCGTCAAGCGTGGGGAAAATGGCGCTCTCGGCGATAAACTTGCTCAGGGCCGTGGCCTTGGTGTCCAGGTCGGTCTTCTCGTGAATGACGCGCTGTTGGTGGGGTCGCAGTTGCATGTTTCGCTTTCAGGGTTGCGGTGGCTTTTGGGCCTGTGCCACCTGCAGGTTGTTATTCCTCGGGCGGCGTAGCAAGAGGCCCCCAAATGGGGATCACCTCGGCTCGCAAGTCCATGCGCCTGTTGAGCGCTGCCATAAAGCGGTTCAGTTGCAGCAGTGAGTGCGCGTAGGCTTCACCAGCGCCAGTGCCGGACCAGCTTCCGTCTTCTCGTTCCTGTGCAAACCAAAACTTGACGTGGTAGCCGGTGGGTTTCCTGGCTCTGCGTCGTTCTTGCAGGAAATATGGGAGGCTCATTCCGACTCGCCTCCAGGACCTTCCCCACAGCCATCGCTCGCGTCACCGATCTGCTGCTCTTCCCAGTCGATCAGCTCGCGGGCCTTGCGAACTTCAAAGCGGTGTACCAGTTCGGAGCGGCTGAGCATGGTTGTGGGCATCTGGACAGCGGTCACAGAGGCGCGCTGGTCGGACACATGGAGTCCATCGCGCCAGCCGCTGCCTTTGCATGGGCCGCACACAATGGCAGGCCGCCCAGGCCCGTCTGGGCTGTCTGCTTCGCCATGATCGGTGTAGCCCGAGCCTTCGCAGTTGGGGCAGTGAGTGTCGGAAATGCTTGGATGTGTATTCATTCGTTACTCTCTCTTTTCGTGGCTTTGCTCCAGGTCTCATAAGCTGACCAAAACGGTGAGCGGCTGCCTGGTTGGCGGGTCTTTGGCTCTCCGTCCTGGCGCAGCACGATGGGGCCGCAGTAGTGGTGCTGTTCAAATCGCCACGTGCGGCCTGCTGCGTCTTTGATGGTGTGCTCGGGCCCACTGGTGGTCAGGCTCACACCGTTGCAACTGACGCAGCACAAGCGCAGGTCTAGTCCAGGCGCGTCACTTGCCAGACTTCCACCGGCATTCAGGTTTGATCGACTCAGGCGCTCTCAGCGCTTGGTAATAGGCCGTTTCTCGGCAAGCACTGACGACGTCATCCCAGTCGTTGTAGTGGGTCGAAACGGGGCCTGCTGGCAGCGCCTTGAGGCACTGCTGGAACTGCTCAGCACGAATGCACTGGTCCGGTTCTGACTGTGTTCCGCTGGCTGGAAATGACTCTTCGGTGCAGCCTGCCAATGCAATCAGCAAGGTCAAGGCAAAGCTCATTTTGCGCATGGTCAGTCCACCTTCACGACATTGAACCGGCGTTCCATCTCGCACATAGCCAAGGCATCCACATCGCCAGTGCAAAAGATGAAGTTGGGTGTATTCATGGTCATCACCGGCTTCATCAAGCGGTTGACTTGCATCTGTGGGCTAGAAATCATCGACTTCAAGTGGTGTCGCCACTTCTGATCGTCTGTGAAGCCATAGACAACAACGGTCTTGATGGATTCGTGCATCCAGGGCTGAAACAGATCCAGGGCCTCGTCAAGGTCAATCTCTGTGTAGGGGCCATTTGCCCTTGCGAGCGTGCGAACAAGCATTTGGGCCTTGAAGTACTGACGCGCCGCAATGACAGTGGCCGTGTATGGGTGCAATTCGACGTTCATGCTCAAGCCGCCTCACTGCTCTGGTCTGCATTGGCCGCAGTGCCTGCCGGCGCGATCGCGCCCATGGCCTGGATGGGTGCAGACACAACACGCAGGTGCCCGCGGCCCTTGAGGGTCTCGCGGTAGCAGTTCACGGCCACGGCCTGGGCTTCCTTGGCCACGTCGCTGCCGCTGGCCACCACCTGGCCATCCAGCACGATGGCAAGCACCGCCGGGCGGCCGTTCACGGTCACGCGCAGGCCCTCGTGGGTCACTGCGCTGATCTCAATGGCGCCAAGGGCGCCGGTGGGTTGGGTACCGATCATGTCGAGGCCTTTCTGATGACGACACGGCCCTCACAGGGCTTGCCGATCTCTTGCAGGGTGGGTGCGCGCCAGATGCCCTGTGCGCTGGGTTGGGCGATCAGGTCGCCACGTTGGATGAGGTCTTGCGGCCGCGTGGGGCTGTAGCCCGAAGGCGTGGGCGCTGCGTCGGTTTGCTTGACCACGTTGACCATGCCGCTGGCCTCGCGTGACCAGTAGCAGCCCGGCTCTGGCAGTAGGCCCTGCACCAGTGGCACCAGCTGGCCCACCAGGTGGCGGTACCACATGAGGTGGTCGCTGCAGGTCAGGATGAGCAGGTGGGTGTTGGTCATGCCGCGGCCCTCAGCTCGTGATGCATTGCTTTGTTTGCCCGCACCAGCGCTTCCAACGGGTGAGGTGACACGCTGTTGCCGCACATCTTGGTCTGGGCCTTCTTGCTCAGCGTGATGCGCTGGCCGTGCTCGTCAATGCCCCAGTCGATGATGTAGCCGCTGGGAAAGCCCTGCATGGTGTACAGCTCACGCGGCGTGAGCATGCGCAGGCCGATGTCAACGATCACGAACGGCTGCCCCTTGATCATCACCGTGACCAGTGCGAGGCGGTCTCGGGTGGTGATCGTGGCTGCAGGGTCCCTCAGGTCGCTCCATTGGCCGCCGGTGCCGTAGTAGCGCATCAGGAAGGCCGCAACCCGCAGGGCGCCTTCTTCTTGCTCGGGCGCCAGTGTCACAGCCACCAGCTGTTGCTGGCTGCCGGTGTTCGTGATGGTGCTGACAGGTTCGCGCAAGTCGCGGGCATGGGTGGTGTTGAAGCCACCATTCATTTGAGCCAGGAAGGCCGCACACAGGGCATGCTTGCCCGCTCCCGCCACGATGGTGCCCAGGGGTTGCTGCAGATCCAGCGCTCGCGGTGCTTGGCCCTTGCGTTCGCCATAGCCTGTCTGCACCAGGGTGGGCGCCACCACGGCAAAGCTGCCGCCGGCGGGCTGCGCTGTGATTGTGCGCACGGGCTCTTGCAGCGAATCTACCCGGGTGCGTGACCAGTTGGCGATCTCCACCAGGAAGGGCTCACCAGCCTCAAGCACATAGCGTTTGATGCCAGTGGCCACACGTGTGAGCGTGGCATCTGCGAGAGGCCGCTTGCGCTCAAAGATGCTGGGCACCGGGACAGACCAGTCAATGCAAGATGCAGCCGATCGCCATGGCTTGAGGCCTTTGCCGGGCTTGCGTGCATGGCTGGGTGCTGGCCATTGCAGCGGCAAGCCATCACAGCGGCCCACCATGAACAGCCGTTCGCGGGTGGTGGGCGCACCATGGTTGGCTGCCACCAGGGTGCCCCAGCGCAGTTGATAGCCCAGGTCGCGCAGCACGCTGGTGAAGCGGTGCCAGCATTGGCCCTTGCGCTTGGTGCATGGCACCAGGAACTGGCGGTCAACGGGCACGCGCTCGCCTTTGGCTGCCACACGGTTGTTGCCGGTGGTGGGGTCGATGTCCAGCGTGATCACGCGGCCCGTGGTTGCGCAGCGTTTGGCCACCAGGGGTGACCACTGCAGGATCTGCTCGACGTTCTCCAGCGTGAACATCTTGGGCGCCTGGCCACGCTTGGCCAACTTGCCCAGCCACTTGCACACCACCCAACTGAGCGATCGCACCTTGCGGTCGCGCGGCTGGCCACCCTTGGCCTGGCTGAAGTGGGTGCAGTCAGGGCTCGCGTGCAAGTGGCCAATGGGCCGGCCGCGTGTCACAGCGATGGGGTCAACGTCCCACACCGATTCACAGAAGTGCTCGGCCTGTGGGTGGTTGGCGCGGTGCATGGCCACGGCCTCGGGGTCGTGGTTGATGCAGATGTCCACATGCCGGCCGTAAGCCTCTTCAAGGGCCGTGCTTGCGCCACCGCCACCGGCGAACAGGTCGACCCGCAGTTCGTCTTCGATGTCGAGAATGAACTGCTTGCTCATGCTGCCGCCTGATACACCACACCGCGCTCAGTGCTGACCTTCTCCATGGCCCACAGCACAGCCTCTTCAGCGGTCTGGCGGTCGACAAACTCTGCCAGGCGGTCCATCACACCCACGCCGAAGCGGGCCAGCTCGTACTGAGACTGGTCCTTGAACTCGACGATGCCGCTGAGTTTGTAGCGGTCGACGATGTCTTGCATCAGCGTGACCTGAGGGATGATCTCAGGCAGACCCACATGCCTCACCTCGGCCACGCGTGACCACGCCAGCACCGTGACAACTGCATCCCACAGGATCTGTTCATCCGCAGTGCGGGTGTGGATCGCGTCCAGGTTGATCGCATGCACCAGCCCCAGGTCTCGCACTTGGTCCTTGGTGAGCTTGGGCCGCAGGTAGGGCGGCACCTCTTTGTGTCGTCTGCCGTGGTGCATCTCAAACCTCCTGTGCTTGCGCTGTGGCCGCTGTCTGGCCGGGCATCACGGCCACCTGGATCGGTGCCACCACCTTGCTACCAGCCTTGCCATCGACCGGTTCCAACCGCAGATCACCAGCCTCATCCACGGCCTCGACTTTCCAGAGACGTTTGGCCCCCTTCACCTGGACCACAAGCCCCACCCAGTGGGGCTTGTCTGACTGACCTTCCATGCCCTGCGCCGAAGGCGCCTGATCTGTATTCCCTGGGGCTGCGTCAGCGGCCCCAGGGCCTTCCGGCGGCGCCTTGTGTTTCCCCTGCGCGGGAGCGTTTGTTCGTGGGGTAGATCGGGTTTTGGCAGGTTTTGCCACGTCATGGGCTTCGTCACGCAGGGTGCGCCAGTCGATCTCAATGTCCTCATCCATGGCCACCATGGCCAGCGCCAAGTGGGCCGGGTTGGTGTTCATCTCGGCAGCGCCTGGGTTCAGGTCACCCAACAGGGTCAGGTCGGCAATGAGCAGGTCCAGCTGGCTGTTGTCCATGCCACTGGTGATCTCATGCATACGCCACTTGAGGTCGCTGCTGGTGTTGAACTCTTCGCCTTCGATCCAGCCCCACAGGTTGCACATCAGGCCCCACAGGTCGGCGTCATCCAGGTAGGCCGTGGCCAGATCAACCGCCGTGCATCGCTTGGCTGCCAGTGGGGGCTCATAGCCCTTGTTCTGCATGGCGATGTGCAGCTTGATGAACAGTTCACGGCGCCAGTGGCGCTCGGCCACCAGTTCGGCTGGGATCTCGTCCTCTTCCTCTTCAGCCGCGGTGCTGGTGGCTGTTTCCTTGGGCTTGTCGGGGTTGGGGAAGGGCCACGCCACGCCGCCATCGCTGGGTTGCTCGTGCGACTTGTCTTGCTTCGTGGCCTTGGTGCCCGTTTCCTTGGGCTTCTTCTCTGGCTTGTGCAACAGCAGGCCCTCGGCCTCCAGCGCATCGCGGGCCTTCATGGTCTGCACGATTTCGCGCAGGCTGTGGTCCTTGGGGTGCTCGAACAAGGCGCTGGGCGTGAGCAGCGTGCCCAGCAGCTTGGCCAAGCTCTGCTTGCTGCCCGTGAGGTCTTCCAGGGCTTCGTCCATATACACATAGTCGCCATTCAGCTGGGCGCTGCTCTCGCCAAACTTCAGCAGAGCACGTGCGTTGTTGCCTTCTAGCACCTCCAGGCCTTGCTCGCGCGCTTGGGCCTTGATGCGTTCGTTGAAGGCCGTGAGCTTGCCAGCGTGGCAGTCGGGGTCGGTGCAGGTGTCGGCCTCGGGCACATCGGCGAACAGGTCAGGGTTGGCGCCAGTGCGCTTGGGGCAGTGGTTGCAGCCGCCGGCCTCGGGCACCAGCGTGGCATCTTTGATCGGGAAGGTGGCCTTGTTCAGGCGCAGCATGAAGCTGCTGGCCAGGATCTGCTCAGCGTCCTTGTGGGCCACTGGCTTGGTGTCGTTGGGCCGCGTGGCCATGATCTTGGGAAAGGCCTTTTCCTGCTGGCTCACCGGCATGCGTGCGATGGCCAGGGCCGTGCTCTGCACGATCTGCTCAGCCAGGAAGGCTTCACGCGCTGGTGGGATCAGCCGGCACAAAGCCAACAGGCGCCGCACGTGGCTGGGGCTCTTGCTGACCTTGTCAGCGATCTGGTCGACCGTGTAGCCGCTCTCGCCCTCTGGTGGTTTCAAGAGCAGTTCAAAGCTGTCGGCCTCTTCCAACGGGTGCAGGTCTTCGCGCTGGATGTTCTCGATCGCCTGAAGCTCAAGCACCTCCATCAGCGTGAGGTCACGCACCACCGCTGGTACCGAGTCCAGGCCAGCCAGCCTGGCGCCACGCCAGCGGCGCTCACCGGCCACGATCTCGAACTTGCCGTTGGGCAGGGTGCGCAGCAAGATGGGCTGCATGATGCCGTGATGCTTGATGCTGTCGGCCAGCTGGTCCAGCGGCGTCTCACGAAAGCGCTTGCGCGGCTGGTACTTGCCCGGCTGGATCAGGCTGCACAGCACCATGCGTGCACCGCTCAGCGGGAAAAGGTCATGGTTGGGGAGGGTGTTGGTGTCGCTCACAGTTGAAAGTCCTTGCGGTCTGCGGCCTGGCGTTCCACCCAGGCCTTGAGGTGTTGAAGTTCGGTCTGGGATGCAGCCACCGCCACACCCTCGGGGTTGATCGCCTGGTAGGTCACCAGCACGCTCTGGTCTGGAAAGGTTTGGCGGTACAGCTTGATCTGCCAGCCGGTGTCGTGCAGCTCCAGCACCTCACCTGGCAGCGCATGCCATCGGCCCGTGCTGGTGTCATTGGTGGGCAGGCTCTTGCGAGCCCGTGTGATGCTCTGGCTGAGCAGGTGGCCCACCTTGAACACCACAATCGCTGGAGGCTTGCTCATGCCGCACGGCGCTCCATGTCGCGTGCGTGTTCGGCCCGGCCTGCGTCCAACTCGGCAAAGCGATCAGCGAAGTGATCGCGCCATTCCTGCCAGGTCATGGCCACGCGGCCGCGCTCCATCAGGTCGATGTCGTCAGGCACCTCGATGCCCTGAAGAATCGGCCATGGCGTGCGTGGTCTGCCATCAGGCCGCTTGGCGGGCAGCAGCTGCGCGCTTTCGATGGCCAGGGCCATGCGGTCGATCAGCGTGATCTGGCTGCGGTGGGTGAACTTGTGCGTCTTGAGGTTGAAGCGCACATCAATGAGGTGCTCCCAGCTGCTCTCGTGCATGCGCCAGGCCTGTCCCACCTGGGCCTTCATGGGCTGGATCATGTCGCCGCAATAGGCCTCGTGGGCGTCGTGCATCAGTGCGGCCATCTGGCCATGCACGCTCAAACCCAGCACGCGCTCGGCCAAGTCCAGGCACAACAGGCTGTGCTCGGCCACCGAGTAGGGGCGGCACGTGGCGCCATTGAAGCGGTTCATCAGCGCCAGGTTGTGCGCGATGTGGCCAATGTTCACTTGGTCCAGCTTGGGGTGTGCCACTGACAGCTCGGTGCCGTCGTGCATGGTCATGAAGGTCATGGGGAGTCTCCGTGGGTCAGTCGTCGTCTCGCTCACCAGCCGCAAGGCGTTTGTGGTCGAGCACAGGTGGGTGATGGGGCAGGGGCATCGCCTGAAGCTGGCGAGCTGCCCGTGGCCGCTGGGCTTGCTGCTTGGCTCGCTCTTCGGCCCGCATGTGTTCGCGGCGGGCCTGGATGCGCACCAGGTGGGCAAAGGTCCGGTCGTTCATGGCTTCCTCGAGGCTCTCGGGCCAGTCAGCACGGCGGCAGGCCTGGAAGGCTTGCTGCAGCTGCTCGGCACTGAGCTCAAGGGCTGCCATGTCTTACCGTGGCAGGGCCACCAGTTGTTGCCGCAGTGCCTGCAGGTCTTTCTTCCAGCGCAGCAGCTGCAGGCAGTCTTCTTGGATCTGGCGGTCGATCATGTCGACGTCAAAGGCCAGCCGGTCAATGCGTGCCTGCAGTGCACGGCGCCGCAGGTATGCCTGCACACCGCGCAAGCGGTTCTTGAAGGGGGTGGGCAGCGTCATCAGCATCACAGCACCCGCTTGGGCGTGATGCCCTTCATGGTCTGTTCACCGAACAGGCGGCTCATGTTCTCGATCGCCGCGGCGCTGTTGCGTGCCACCGTGGTGATCGTCACCTTGTGGCCGTTGCCCAGCTTCACGGCCATGTCAAAAGCACTCAGAGGGCCGCGCACAAAGCGCGATTCGTTGGCCGTGGGCACGGTGTGCGCAGGCATGGTCATCTCAATGGCAGCCATGGGGCCTCTCCTGTTCAAGGGTGGGGGATGCGACCCATGCCCAGCGCGATGGCGGCACAGATCAGGGATGAGCCCACCAGCACGCCCACGGCAAACACCGTGGCGAGGGTGGACCGGCGAACGTGCAGCACCTCAGCGAATGGCGCAGAGGGCCGTGGCAGCTCATGGCGGGCTGCAGGCTGGGTGCTGCCAATGGGCTTGGCGTTGCGCAGTTTGCGCACCAGCTGGGCGTTGTCCAGGTGGTGTGTTGCTTGGATGCGCTGGGGTGTGGTCATGGGCTTTGACATGGTCAGAACCTCCACTTGACGAACAGCACCACGGCGCCTTCGGTGGTGTGTTTCACCGGGGGAATGCCCACCACCGAGAGCGCCACATCGCGCCAGCGGCGCTCCACCAGCAACGCGGCCAGAGGCAGGGCCTTGCCATCGCGCAGGGTGTAGCCATCAATGGCGCCAAGGGCTGCGCCCACATGGACGTCGCCAACGATGGGAAGGGATGGATGCAATGGCGTGTAGCCCAGCGCTGCATAGCGGCTGGTGCTGCTCTGGCTGTTGCGCACGATGCCGGCCGTGATGGCCAGGTCATCAGACCAGCGGGCATCAATGCCGAGGCCTGGGTTGATGGGGTTGGCGTCAGCGCGAACGTGGTAGCTCACGGCGCCAGCATTCAGCCACCAGCTGGTGGGCATGAGGCTTGCGGCTCGGGCCTGCGATACCATCGCGCCGAACAAAACCAGGCACAACAGGGAGAATCCATGCTGGATCAACAGAATGTAGCCAACGCGCAAGTCCAAAAGCACATTGAACAACTGCTGGCTGCGCACGAGGTGCCGTTTTACGAGTGGCTCAGACATGTGAACACCCTGTCGTCAACGGTTCTGACGCTGTCGGTGAGCCTCCAGGCGGGCAACCTACCAAAGGTTCCAGAGGCTGCGTGGGCGCTGGCTGTTGCTTGGGTGCTTCTTTCCACTTCTCTAATTGCTGGCGTGCTAGCAATGCGACAGCAATATCAAGCTCGGTTATCAAAAGCACACCAGCTTGGATGGGTGAAGGACACTGAAGGCCCATTCGCTGCCTTAGATCATGTGTCCAGCGGTGGGCACAACCGCAGCATGTCTTCAGATGCTCATACGTTGTCACAGGTGGCACTGGGCGCCATGGTTTGCGCTGTGCCCATGTTGGTGGTGTTTGCTCTGAGCAATCTGCCGCTGTGCGCTGGTCAGGTGTGCCGTTGGTGGTGACATCCATCCCCACCAGCTCAACCGGCCGCCCCTCTTCAATGGCCTTGGCCAAGTCAGGGTGCTTGATGTCAGAGGTGCGCAGCATCACTGCACCCCCTTGCCGTTGATCTCAGCCATCAGGGCCTTGAAGCCCACGCCCCAGGTGCGCTTGACTTCCTTGGGACCGCCGATCAGCTGTGTCTGCTTAATCGTGCGGGACAGGTGGCCGTGCCACATGCTGCTGACGCGTGAACGCAGCACATGCGCGTCCATGCCCAAACGCTGGCGGTAGCTGTGGCTGTGGCGCCAGCTGCAGCCGCAGTCACCGGCATCAAAGCCGTTGCTCAGGGCGTGCCAGCGTGCACGTGGGTTCGCCTTGCGAAGAGCAAGGAGCAGGGCGACATGGTCTGCCTTGATGTGGTGTGTGGCGTGCGCCATCTGAGCCCCAAGGGGTTGCGATGGCGCAATTCAAACAGAAAAGTTTGAGTCAGTCAAACAAAAATGTTTAGATCTGCTGGATCACCCTGATTTGGGGTGTATCGGCTGACCTACATTGTTCACATCAGCACAACGTTTACGACCGCGCACCTGGTACTGGCGGTCTGCTGATTGATGAAACCCATGTTGAACTCGCGAACGTTAAGAGTTCCGCCAGCCTTGATGCGTTCAAGTACAACGCCTTTCACCGTCCCGATTTGCGTGCCGCTGTTGGCAAAGGTGTCGCACTCGATGGTGATGTCCTTTACGTCCTTCGCGCCCTCGTTGTGAACCTTGGCGCTCAACATCAGAATGTTGTTAAAGCCGCCTGCATGCCAGCTCGTCTTGTCCATCCTCATGGCGTTGATCGCCACTTCCTTGGGGTCAAGCTGTGGCAGTGGCGGGGTGCCTGAGGCCTGAGGCTGAGGGCCCTGTACCTTCGAGGAAATGATGCTGATCGCAAACGCCAGCCCAAAAAAGCCAAGTAGGCCCTTCGTGATCACTGACATTTTCTTGACTGGCTTGGTTACACCGCACTTGGGGCAGGTCTTCGCTGTGTCACTGACCTCAGTGCCACACTCTCTACATTTGGCCATCGCCATCTTCGGGCTCCCCCTGATCAGAATGTTTTCTTTTGAAGGGCAACGACCACGCCGATGATGCGAAGCGCGTGGCGTACGCTGTCCATTGGGTGTTCGCCTGGGCAGATGGCTTCAAAGCCACCATTGCTCAGGCTGCGGTACCGACGCAGCAAAGGCGTGTCTGATCCAGCCACGGCAACAACAACCACGCAGTCATGCCAAGGTGAGGCGCACGGGTCGACCGCAATGATGTCACCGGCCACGATGGTCGGCAGCGGCGAATCATGCACTTCAACCGCCTTTGTTCGATCAGACACCGATGCGGTGATCGGTGCGATGAGTACCTGGGCCTCTGTGGGCCACTCCCTGTTTGGTGTGTTCACTGCAACATCCAGCAAGGCCCATGCAACAACGGGGGCCTTTGTCATGTTTGTAGCAGGTGACAAGGTTGTTTGCTTCGGTGTTTCCGATAAAATCTCATCCCACTTAGGAGGGGGAGTGCCTGTCACAAGCCTGACATTACCCACTGAGAACTGGCTATCAGACAAGATCACTGCAGGGCTCTCTTGGGCCACAGCGGCAGGATTCACGAGAGCCTTGTATTCGGGGTGTTCCTTGTCGTACTCACCTTCGCTGTGTATTTCATCTAGCCACCGGTATGGCTTGTTGAACTTCTCTTCAATGAAGCGCGCCTTGTCTTCGTAAAACGTGGTCTTGAGGTTGATCAATCGGCCCGCATAGGCTCCGCTCCAGCCCAGGAGTTTGCCCAGTGCTTCGTTGCTGAGACCTTCTTTGTCTCTGATCAGCCGTAAGTTTGCTGCTCGGATCATGCGTTCGCTCATGCAGGCAGTAAGCCTGCGACCTCAAACAAAAATGGTTCGGGTGGCGCTTGCTGATATCAAACAAATTAGTTTAAGATCGCGCACCATGGATCTACGAACCTATCTGGCCACACTGGACGAGCCTCAAATTCTGAGCCTCGCGATCTCGTGTGACACAACGCCGCTCTACCTACGTCGCCAAAGCCGTGACATCCGGCGCGGAAAGTTCTACATGAACCCCCGCCTGGCCTCGCTGTTGGAGCAGCACACAAACAAAAGTGTTCGCCGCTGGGAGTGTATCCCGGTCGGGTGGTGGGTCATCTGGCCCGAATTGGTGGGTTCCCCAGGCGCACCGCCCGTGCCCGCCACAGAAGCTGCCAACGATGAAGGCCAGGCGCAGCAGCGCGCCTGACCACTGGTTTCAACCAACACATTGAGATGCGCATGAGCAACCCCCTGCGAGTGACGGTGAAGTGCGATGCCTCTGCCCTGCAGGCAGTGTTTGACAAGCTTCGGCAGGCACCGAAGCTATCGGAGAAAGACGCCCAAGCTCTTTCGTGCTTCCTCGATGACCCTGCGCAAGTTCTCTGCATTGACGTCGATCAGCTGCCCACAAGTGCAAGTGAGCTGAGGTTTTCGCTTCAGCCGACCGACCGTTTCCTTGAGTTTGTGTCCGCACTTCTCGCAGGGAATGTCGATCTTGACTGAATCAAGGTTGAGTTTCATGGTCCGTTCCTTTGTTTCTGATGGTGTGTTGAGGGACCTCCATCCTAAAGCTCTGGAACGGACCGCCATCTGTGTGCATCGGGGTGCCATTGGTGTCCATGGTGCGCAGTTTTCCAACTGACGGCACTGCCGTCCATCACAAGCAAATGAGGTGACTTCCATGGACGTTCTTGACGCTGCCTACCGCACCGTTCACGGCTACCCGGGCGGTGCCGTTTCTCTGGCCCCCCGCCTGGGCAAGCGCCCGGCCACACTCAGCCACGAAGTGCGCGTGCCAGAGGGCAGCACGGCCAAGCTGGGCTTGCTCGATGCCATCACCATCATGGAGTTCGCCAACGACTTGTCGATCATGCACGCCATGGCCAGCCGGATGGGCGGCATGTTCATCCCGCTCACAGCCAGCCTGGATGCTGCTGACGACGCAGGCACCCGCGTGGGCCGCGTGGCGCAAGAGTTCGCGGAGCTCATGGCCGAAGTGCTGGCCGACACCGCTGATGGCAAGATCACCGGCACAGAACTGCGCCGCATCCATGCCGCTTGGGGTGAGTTGATGGCGGAAGGCCAGCGCATGCTGGCTCACTGCCAGGCCTTGCATGAGGCCGATCAGCACCGCTCGGAGCACGGCGGGCGCTGATGGCAAAGTCCCTCGATGACGTCATGGCACAGATGCGGGGCTACGGCCTCGATGTGCCCCTGAGCGTCGACCTCAACAAAGCCTTTCACGGTTACCTGCGCTGGCGCCCCCAGTCAGAGATCAAGCACAAGAAAAGCGCTTGGGCCCGGCTCTACAGCTGGCGCAGCCCCACCACCCAGGTCGAATACATCACCGGCGCCTTTGGCTGGCGCGGTGAGACCTGGCACGTCGAGTCCTCCAGTGGCGACTGGTCACCCGCTGAGCGTGCCGCCGAACTGGAGGCCCGCAAGGCCGCTGCCAAAGCCGCTGAGGCTGAACGGGCCAAAGACGCTCAGGCCGCCGCAGCCAAAGCACAGACCATGTGGGACCGTGGCCTCGATGCTGACAAGACAGGCCAGCATGAGTACCTAGCCCGCAAAAAAGTGGGGGCCTTTGGGCTGCGCGTGGCCTTCAAGCGCCTGTTGGTGCCTCTGCGTGACACCTCGGGCAAGCTGCACGGGCTGCAGTACATCGATCCCGATGGCGCCAAAATTTTTGGCACCGGCACCATCAAAGAAGGCCAATTCCACCTGATCGGTGATGTGCTGCCCGATGTGCCCATTGCCTTTGGCGAAGGCTATGCCACCTGTGCCACTGGCCACATGGCCACTGGCTGGCCCGTGGTCACCTGCTTTGACGCGGGCAACCTGGAGCCCGTGGTGGCCGCGTGGCGCAAGCTCTACCCGGACCACCAATTCGTCATCCTGGCAGACGACGACCGGCACATCATCCAGCGCTTGGCTGATCGCCTGTTCAAGCTGGGCCTGAGCGTGCCAGTCTCTGAACTGAAGCCACCGGTGGACAGAACCTGGGAGGTGCCCGAAGGCCCAACGGTGATCTGCAAAGCAGCCTGGAAGCCAGACAGCAACGGTGGCCCCATGCGCCTGGAGGGATCCATCAGCGTGAATGGCCAGCTGCAGATGCTCAAGCTGGAGAACGCTGGCATGGCCAAGGCTGCACTGGCAGCCAAGAAACACAAGGGCATGGTGCTGCCACCTGCCTTTGCCACGCCCCAGCACCCCGGCACCGACTGGAATGACCTGCATTGCGATGTGGGCCTGCAGGCCACGCGTGAGGCCTTGCTGAAGGCGTTTGAGGCACCACCCCCGGCTGAAAAAAAGCGCGCGAACGGTGCCCCCGCTGGGGTGGCCATGGCGGCGCGGCTGGAGTCGCCTCAATCGGAGGGCATGACCTTCTTCGAGCGCTACACGCTGATCTACGGCACCACCACGGTGTGGGATGCGCACCAGCGTGAAATCATTCGGCTCGAAGCCCTCAAGGTGGCCTATGGCAAGTTGGTGGACACCTGGCTGGCCTCTGACCAGCGCAACATGGTGCCGCAAAGCCATGTGGTGTTCGACCCCACCGGGCAAGCCAAGTTGCCCACGCACATCAACCTGTTTGATCGTCTGCCGCTTGATCCCAAGCGTGATGGCGTGTGCGATCGCATCGTGCAGCACATCTACAACCTGTGCGACGACCGCCACGAGTTGGCGCACTGGGTGATGTGCTGGCTAGCCTACCCACTCCAAAACCCTGGCGCCAAGATGCGCACCTCGTTGATCGTCTTCGGGCGCACTGAGGGCACGGGCAAGTCAAAGCTGTCTGACCTGGTGCGGCGCATCTACGGGCGTTATGCCCGCACGATCACCCAGCGCCAGATGGAATCGGAGTTCAACGGCTGGCAGTCCTCGATGCTGATGTGCGTGGCTGAGGAAGTGGTTTCACGCGCTGACCGTGCCCAGCTGCAGGGCCTGATCCAGAACATGATCACGAACGAGACCATTCAGATCAACGAGAAAAACCTGCCTTTGCGCCAAGAGCGGAACAGCACCAACTTCATCTTCCACTCAAACGCTCAGGTGCCCATGCTCCTGAACGACACAGACCGACGGTTCACCGTCATCAAAGTCGAGCAAGAGCAGGGGCCAGCCTACTTCCAGGCGCTGGACGAAGAGTCAGACAACGGCGGTGTCGAAGCCTTCCTGCACTACCTGTTGACCTATGACCTGGGCAGCTTCAACGAGCACACTCGGCCCATGGAGAACCCTGAGCGCCTGCAGCTGATCACGCTGGGCATGAGCCCAGACCGCCGCTTCATGGAGTTCTGGACCAAGGGCCACATCGATCTGCCGTTCTGCAGCGCTCCAGCTTGCGACCTGTACATGGCCTTCCAAGTCTGGTGCCGCTCCAACGGGGAGCGCTTCGTGCCCAACAGCACGGCCTTTGGCACTACGGCTGGGGAGGTTCTGCGCAAGCTGGGCGCACCTGAAAAAAAGAAGGTGCGCTGGGAGGGCTACAGCGCCAAAGCCATTGAAAGCGGGCCTGATGACGACGACATCACACAGACCTACCAGTCCATTGTCTATTTCGTCAGCCAGGCGGTGAAGGACAAGTGCCAGCCACCGGTCTCGGTCGTTACTGATGCACCGCCAGCGCCGCCGGAGAACTGCACAGAGCGTGAGGTCTACAACAAGGCCATCAAGATCTTCCAGCATGGGCTGTCGAAGCTGATCGGCTCCAACCGGAGGGCCTATTGATGCGCGCGCTGAACACTGCCTGGGAAGGGCTGGGAATGGTTGTTCTGGATACCCTTCCCGCTGAAACCCGCATGGCTATTGGGTTTGCGTCGTTTGGGAAGGGTGGGAATAGTTATTCGCTGGCTATGTACGCGAGACACGCAGCGCACCACCTCACACATGCAAGTCAACGGGAAAAGAGCCCTTTGTTTTTTTGGGCTAAACCTTGCTTAAAAACTATTCCCACCCTTCCCAAAGCTCTAAAAGCCTTTATCCATCGGTGTTTTGCTGGGAAGGGTTGTTCAAAAAACTGTTCCCAACCCTTCCCAAAGGAGAACAAACCATGCTGAACATCAGCGGTCGGGTCAAGATCGAAGATGTGGTGCGTGCCTTTGGTGCTGCTGAGTCCCAGCTGCCCTTTGCCATCGCCAAGACGCTGACCAAGACAGGCCAGCAGGTCAAGGCAGCCGAAGAGGCTGGCATCGTCTCAGCCTTCCAGAACCCCACGCCCTACACACGCCGGGCTGTGTACCTGCAAGGGGCCACCAAGGCCCGCCTGCAGGCCCGTGTGTGGCTCAAGGACGGCAACAGGCCAGAGCACTACCTGCTGCCTCAGATCGACGGTGGTGGCCGGCCCCTCAAGCGCTTCGAGCAACGGCTCAGGATGCTGGGTTTCATGGGCTCTGACCAGCGCGCTGTGCCAGGCAAGGCTGTGCAGCTCGATGCCTACGGCAACATGAGTCGGGGGCAGATCACCAAGATCCTCAGCCAGCTCAAGACGGCCGTGGTGCAGGGCGACTTCTCCAACGCCACCAACAGCAAGCGCTCACGGGCCAAGCGTGCCACCACGCAGTACTTCGTGAGCAAGGGCTCGGGCTCACAGCGCCACGGCCTGGCAGGGCGCAAGGCAGCAGGCTATGCCCAGCACCTGCCTGCTGGTGTCTGGGAGCGGCGTGTTCATGCCTGGGGTACATCGGTGCGGCCCGTGCTGCTGTTCGTGCGTGGTGCCACGTACGCCAAGCGCTTCGACTTCTTTGGCATCGCGCAAGACATCATCGATCGCCACCTCGTGGCCAATGCTCGGGTCACTGTGGCTGAGGCCATGCGTACCGCTCGCTTCAGTGTGCAAGGGGGACTGCTGTGATGGTTGCGCACGATGGCAGTGCATCCCCTGCATTTGCACCGTCGTGGTGCATCCTTAAAAGATCAATTTTTAACGATGGCGAGGCCTTAATTTTTTTCGCGGGTCCTTCTGGAGCACGGGCTACACGGGTAATTCGGGGCGCGTTCATTGTCCAGCTGGATGCGTCCTTAGGGGGTAAGTAAGCATGCGGATCACGGGTCAGGAACAGGTTGCCGACGCTTTCGGCGTGGCGCCCAAGACCATCGTCGAGTGGCAGGCCGAGGGCTTCCCGGTGGCTGAGCGCGGCGGCCCTGGCGTGCCCAGCCAGTATGAGTTGGCCGAGTGCATCAAGTGGCTGGTCAAGCGCGCGGTCGACAAGATCCAGGGCGAGAGCCCGCGTGACCGCCTGTTCCGCCTGCAGGCTGACCAGTTGGAGATGGACCTGGCTGTGAAGCGTGGCCAGCTGATTCCTGCCAATGCGGTCGAGCCCAAGCTGCGCGCCGCCATCGTGTCTGCCCGCGAGCAGTTCCTGGCTGAGCCGCCGCGGCTGTCCATGCTGATCCAAGGGCGCGATCGCGCGGGTGCTGAGGACCTGATCTTTGAGGCCTTCGAGCGATTCCTGATAAAGCTCTCGCAGTGGCAGGCTGCTGATGACGACGAAGAGGGAGGCTGACCATGAACGCCCGAGTGCCCACCGCCCCCGCTTTTGACGACAGCGCCGCCCAGGCCGCGCTGGGCGCCATGTTCGCCCGGGTGTGGGCCGACCTGGCGCCGCCGCCAGCGCTGGACATTGGCGAGTGGGCTGAGCGGTACCGGGAGCTCAGCAGCGAGGAAAGCGCCATCACGGGCCGCTACTCCCTGGACGTGACCCCAGCGCTGCGCGGCATCCTGGCTGCGTGCAGTGATCGCAAGGTGCGCAAGGTGGTGGTGCAAAAGAGCGCCCAGGTGGGCTACACCGCCGGGGTGGTGTGCAACGTGCTGGGCTATCACGTGCACTGGCGCCCCAGCCCTCAGATCGTGATGTTCCCGCGGGAGAAGTCCGGTACCGACTTTGAGAGCGAGAAGTTCACGCCCATGGTGCGGGCCACCAAAGTGCTGGCCGGGCGCATCCAGCTCAAGAGCCGAAGCCAAGGCAACAGCGCAACCCGCAAGCGCTACCCTGGCGGGTTTGTGAAGCTGGTGGCCTCGAACAGCCCCAGTGATGTGAAGTCGACCAGTGCCCGGGTGGGCATCGTTGAGGAACCTGACGACACCAGCAAGGACGTGCGAGGGCAGGGCAACTCGATCACGCTGCTGGGTGAGCGCACCAAGACCTATGCCCCCGGCGACTTCCAGCTGATCGGTGGTACGCCCACCGCCAAGGGTGCCAGCCAGATCGAGAAGGAGATGCGCACCACCGACCAGCGCCGCTTCATGGCTGCCTGCCACCACTGTGGCGAAGAACATGAGCCCAGCTGGGACCACGTGACCATCCCCGAGGTCGACGACCAGCCTGAGCGTGAGATCTACGGCAAGTTCCGCTGGGAGGCCGCGTTCTACACCTGCCCCCACTGCGGTGGCCTGTGGACGGATGACGAACGCATCGAGAACATCAAGCGCGCCAGCAAACGGCCCGACAAGGGCTGGGTGCCCACGGCCAAGAGCGCCACACCGGGCTTCTACCTGAACGAGTTGCTCAGCACCTTTGACGGCTCACGCGTGCCCATCCTGGCTGAGAAGTACTTGGTGGCCAAGCACGAGATGGATCGTGGTGAGCCAGAGAAGATGGTGGCCTTCCACAACTCCACACGCGGCTTGGCCTGGGAATACAAGGGCGAGCTGCCTGAGGAAGACGAACTGCGCGAGCGGGCCGAAGCCTATGCCGAGTGGTCAGTGCCCGCCGGCGGGCTGGTGGCCGTGATGACGGTGGACGTCCAGCACGATCGCATTGCTGTCACCGTCTGGGTGATCGGCCGTGGTGAAGAGATGTGGCTGGCGTACTGGGGTGAGCACCACGGGCAGACCATCGTGCCGCACCAAGGTGCATGGCTTGAACTCGAGCAACTCATGGACCGCAAGGTGCGCCACGCCACCGGCTTTGCCATGCCCATGGCCGCCATCGGCATTGACTGCTCTGACGGCCAGACCTCTGATGCCTCCTATGCCTTCGTGCGCAAGCATGATCGCGGTGTGGCCCGGCCCGTGCTGGCCCTCAAGGGTGCGTCTGATGCCGTGGGCAAGGTCGAGATCTGGACCACCCCCAAGGCCGTGGATCCAAACAAGCGCGCCACCAAGGCCACCCGCGCGGGTGTGAAGGTCAACATCGTGGGCGCGGCCAAGGCCAAGGACGCCATCCTGGGCTGGGCGCAAGAGGGCGGGCGCGTGCGCCTCCAGGGCATTGGCCCAGGCCGCATGCACTGGTACAAGGGCGTTCGCGACGACTTCTTCGAGCAGCTGCTGGGCGAGATGAAGATCCCCAGCCGCCACAACCCACGGGTGCGCGAGTGGACTGAGCGCACCGACCGCCGCAACGAGGCCCTCGATTGCACGGTCATGGCCCTCTACATCTCGCGCCACCTGCGCCTGCACCTGAAGAAGCCCAATGAATGGGCCGTGATCGAGAACCGCCTGCGCCAGCGCCAGCTGATGGACGATGAGCCGCTTGACGTCGAGTTCATCGAGGTGGCCGACCAGGCTGAATGCACGCCTGCCCAGCCTGGGCCTGAGCCCGTGCCCACCACGGATGACGACGAAGGGTCAGAGCAACCTCAGCCTACGGCACAACCAGCGGCGGCGTCTGCTACCGCCACACCGCAACCCGCTGCCGAGCGCCCCCGGCCTGTGGCGCCCGTGCAACCTGCGCGGCGCAGTTCTCTTGCAAGTGACGACTGGAGCAACCGACTGTGAGCAACGCCATGCCCAAGCCTGAGCAGCCGCTCAGCCCAGCCCGTGAGGCTGATGCAGTCATGGAGCTGGAGTCCATCATCTGCGAGAGCCTGCAGCTCAGCGTGGGCCTGCCCACCACGGCAGCCAACGACCTGGCCATGAAGATGGTGCGGGTGATCCGCCTGCGGCATGGTGGGTCTGGGGTGTACATCCCAGCCACGAACAAGACCGAGCGTGACGCGGCCATTCGGGCCGAACTGCGCCCTGGCAATGCCGCTGAGGTGGCCACCAGGCACGGCTTGTCGATCAGGGCGGTCTACAAAATCGCCAACCGGCGCGACTGACGCCAGACCATGGCGAGAGGGTAGGGCGCCACACTTCCCTGCACGTTGTGCACTTTCTTCCTAGAAAGTGCACAAACACATCGGGACACTGCGGAGGCATCAGCAACCAACGCACCTCCCGACCATGTCACAAGCATCCTGGTTCAGCATTCGCCGCCGCACAGCCATTGCGGCTGCAGCCATCGGCATTGCTGCCGCCGCCTCTGCCGAGGTTTTCATTTATGGCGACATCGGCGAATCGTGGTGGGGTGAAACGGTAGCGGCTCGCACCTTCGTGGCCGAACTGGCCGCGCTCGACGTCGACCAGATGACCATTCGGGTCAACAGCCTGGGCGGCTCTGTGCAGGATGGCGTGGCCATCTACAACGCGATCAAGCGCCACAAGGCCACGGTGAACGTGGTGATCGACGCCATGGCGGCCTCGATCGCTTCGCTGATCTCGCTGGCCGGCGACACGGTTGAGATGGCCGACAACGCACTGATGATGATCCACGCCCCCTGGGGCGGTGTGGCCGGCAACGCCGTCGCCATGCGTGAAGCGGCCGACATGCTCGACCAGTACAGCGCTGCCATGGCCACAAGCTACGCGAGCAAGACTGGCAAAACCTCTGAAGAAGTGCTGGCCCTGTGGTTTGCCGATGGCAAAGACCACTTCTTCACGGCCCAGGAAGCCCTGGACGCAGGCTTGATCGACTCCATCGGCACGGCCCAGCCTGTGCAGGCGGGCCTCATGTTGTCGCTGCCCTTGGCGCGCTTCAAGACCCCCCACGCGGCCCTGACCGCCTGGATGCAGAACCACACCAAGACACCCGAACCAACCCCGGCCGCACCTTTGGCCACCCCTGCGGCGCCCGCTGCAGTTCTCCCGGCGCCTGCCGCAACCCTGAACAAGGAACCCACCATGAAGACTCAAGAGCAGATCGCGGCCGAGCAGAAGGCCGCCGTTCAAGCCGCCCTGGCTGCCGATGCCACACGCCGCACCGAAGTGCGCGCCGTGCTGCTGCCTCTGCAAGCCCAAAGCCACATCAGCGCTGCTGTGACTGCGCTGTTGACCACGGCTGAAGCGAGCCCCGACATGACCGTTGAACAGGTCAAGGCCCAGGCCCTGGACATCATGGCCAAGGGCGTGACGCCTGCCGCTGGTGGCTACGTGGCCACTGTGCAGACCGTCGAAGACGAAGCCGACAAGCAACGCCAAGGCGTGCAGGCCGCGCTGATGATCCGCGCCAACCTGGCCAAGAACGACGCAACCAACCCCTACCGTGGCCACAGCCTGGTCGAGATCGCCCGCGCCAGCCTGGAACGCTCTGGCGTGAAGACCGGCCACATGGACAAGATGGCCCTGGTGGCTGCTGCCTTCACGCATGGCACCAGCGACTTCACCAAGCTGCTGGCCAACGTGGCCAACAAAGCCATGCTGCTGGGTTACGAAGAAGCCGGCGAGACCTTCCAGCAGTGGACCAGCAAGGGCACGCTGGCTGACTTCAAGGCCGCCAAGCGTGTGGACCTGAACACCTTCCCGTCGCTCGACAACGTGGTTGAGGGTGCCGAATACAAATACGGCACCATCGGTGACCGTGGTGAGACCGTGCAGCTGGCCACCTACGGCAAGCTGTTCAGCATCACCCGTCAGGCCATCATCAACGACGACCTGAACGCGATGGCCAAGGTGCCCCGCCTGATGGGCCGCGCTGCCATCCGCACGGTGGGCAACCTGGTGTATGCCGTGCTCACGGACAACCCCAACATGGAAGACGGCAACCCGCTGTTCGGCTCTGGTCGTGGCAACTTGGCCGCCGCTGGTTCGGCCATCTCCACTGCCTCTGTCGACGCTTTGCGCGTGCTGATGGCCACGCAGAAGGATGGCAAAGCGATCCTGAACCTGCGCATGGCTTACCTGCTGGTTCCAGTGGCCCTGGAAGGCACCGCCAATGTGGTTCGCAACAGCGAGTTCGAGGTGGGCGCGTCCAGCCGCAACAACACCACGCCCAACTCAGTGCGGAACACCTTTGAGGTGGTCTCTGACGCCCGCTTGGATGCCCCCTCGGCGGTGACCTGGTACGGCGCTGGCAGCCCTGCCACGACCGACACCATCGAGGTGAGCTACCTGGATGGCAACGAACAGCCCACGCTCGAAGAGCAAAACGGCTGGAACGTCGACGGCGTCGAGATGAAGGTGCGCCTGGACGCTGGCGTTCGCGCCCTGAGCTACCGCGCTCTGGCCAAGAACCCTGGCGCCTGATCAACCCCCCTGAGTGCCTGAGCCCAGGCACTCAACCCTGACTTCAGACAAGGAAGCTGACATGAACAACTTCAAAGCCGCCGGCGCCCACATGGACTACAAGCCCACGGTCGCCGTTCTCGCAAGCACCATGGTGCTGGTGGGTACCAAGGTGGGTGTAGCCATTGCCGACATCGCCGCCAACACCACGGGTGCTTTGCGCGTGACGGGTGTGGTGAACTACACCAAGAACACTGCCGATGTGGTCGCCCAAGGTGCTGCCCTGTACTGGGACAACACCAACAAACGCCTGACGACCACCTCTGCCGGCAACACCTATGCCGGTTACGCCTTCGCTGCCGCCACCGGCACCGACACCACCGTTGACATCAAGATCAACGACTGAGCGAGCAGGGCCCCATGACCATTGCAGCCATGACATCCGCAGGCCTCTCTATGGCCTACCGCACCCTCGGGGATGACGCCACCTTTGCACTGCCAGGGCAACCTGCAGTGCAGGTGCGTGTGATCTACGCAGTGGACGGCACATCCGTGATGGATGGCATGGTGCAAAGCATTGGGCCCAGCTTGCGCATTCGTGCATCTGATGCACCCGCCGGCGTGCCTCGCCTCAGCCTGTTCGAAGTGGCCGGCCACACATGGAAGGCCAAGGAAGCTGGCTTGCCCATCAACGACCACAACGAGCTGCAAGTGCGACTGGGGCTGGCGTGATGGCAGGCAGTGTGCATGAAGCCCTGGTGGCACGCGTGAAAGCTGTGCTGCTGGCCGCTGGTACCAATGCAGGCGCACGTGTGACGCGTGGCCGTGTGGACGCCCAGGCCCCGAACGAACTGCCAGCCATCAACGTGCGACGTGTGGGTGGTCAGTTCAATGCACACGCCAACACCCTGGACCACGCCATCCCTGAGTTCGAGCTGGATATGTATGTACAGGGCGACGACTGGGAAACCCTGGTCGACGCACTGCACATGCAAGCCCATGTTGCCCTGCTGGCTGATACACAGCTGGCCACGATGGTGCGCGGCCTGCGCTGCACCAAGACAGACATGCGCGGTGAGTCTGCTGACGAGACCACCGGCCTGCTTACCGCCACGTACCAGGCCCAGGCCTTGGTGCGCATCAATGACTTGACCAAGGCTGTCAGCTGACAGCCGCATTGGAGAAACACCATGATCAACTTCAGCGCGGGCAAGCTCATCGCTGTCCCAACCACCCTGGCCGATGGCTCTGCCATTGCGCTGCCCCAGCCAGTGGTGCTGGGTGACTTGCAGGATGTGACCATCGACCTGTCGGTTGAAACCAAGATGCTGTACGGCAGCGGCAAGTATCCCATTGCCGTGGGCCAGGGCAAGGCCAAGAGCCAGATCAAGGCCAAGTACGCGAACATCAGCGGGACCATTCTGGGCAGCTTGTTCCTGGGCAAGACCGCCACTGCTGGCATCAAGGATGCTGTGATCGACCAGGCTATCAGCGTGCCTGCAGCATCGCCTTACACCCTCACCGTGGCGCCCCCTAGCTCTGGTACCTTTGTCGAGAACCTGGGCATTCGCAATGCCACCACGGGTGATGTATTGACCCGCGTTGCATCGGCACCCACCACTGGCCAATACAGCGTGAACGCATCTGGTCAGTACACCTTTGCTGCGGCTGATGCCTCTGCTGGCCTGCTGGCCAGCTATGAGTTCTCGGCCACCAGCTCGACCGCCCAGACCTTCGACATTACCAACGACCAGATGGGCTACGCCCCCAGCTTCAGCCTGATGCTGCGCAACAGCTTTGACGGCAAAAGCATGGTGCTCAAGCTGAACCGCTGCATCAGCGGAAAGCTGAACATTCCGCTGAAGAACGACGACTTTGCCCTGTGCGACTTTGAAGCCGATGCGTTCGCCAACGCAGCGGGCAAGGTCGGCTACATCTGCCTGTACTGACATGATCATGATTGAAGTCAAAACAGTCACCTTCGCGGGCCATGCTTTGCCCGTGCTGCCACTGCCGCTGGGCGTGGTGCGCCGCTTGCTGGTGGTCTCCAACCGCCTGCGCGAGTCGATCAGCAGCGGCACGCTGACCGACGCCACCACCGAGGACATGATCTTGATCGTGTCCTTGGGCACTGGTGTGTCTGTGGCCGAGCTCGACGCGATGCCCGGCACCATGACCGAGCTTGAGGGAGCCATGGAGACCGTGGTGCAGCTGGCCGGTCTTGTCTCTCGCAAGGATGCGGGGGGCGGCAAGCTGGGGGAAGCGATGGCGCCAGCGACGACCCAGAGCGCTGGTTTGACGACCTCTACGCCTACCTGATCACGTGCACGGGCTGGACATGGCAACACATCGACCAGCACGTGACCTTGCATCAGGTGCAGGCCATGAGCCGCTTCTGGGAGCACACACCACCAGCTGCCTTGCAACTCAAGCGCATTGCCCTTTGGGTGGGCTTGACCCCCAACGCACCTGCCCAGCCTGCCGCACAGACGCCTGCTGCGGCAATTGACATGGCCCGAACGGCTGGCATCCCAGTCGCTGAGGGCCGACCTGATGACCCATACCTCGACCTGATCGGTTGGTAGGAGCAAAGCGATGACAGATCCACGTGCAACAGTCATCATCGATGGCGATGTCGGGCCCCTGCGCAAGAAACTGCGCGAGGGGCTCGATGACATTCAGGGCTTTCAAAGCCGCGTCAGCGCGACCTTCGGGGGCTTGCGTGACACCATCGGCAACCTTGGCAACATCATGGCGACCCTGGGCGCCATTCGCATGGTGCAGCTGGTCGACGATGCCACCTTGGTGACCGCACGCCTGAAGGATGTGACGGGCTCAGCCGAAGGCGCCGCTGAGGCCAAGCAACGCCTGATGGCCAGCGCGCAGCGCCTGCAGGTTGGCTACACAGACCTGGCTGGCTCGGTGGCCAAGATGCTGCCAGCACTGCAGGCCATGGGTGGTGGTACCAATGAGGCCATCAAGCTGGCTGAGATCCTGGCCACCACGGCCAAGCTCTCTGGTGCTTCGACACAAGAGGCGGCCTCTGCCCAAACTCAGTTCGCCCAAGCCCTGGCCAGCGGCGTGCTGCAGGGCGATGAGCTCAAGTCCATCCTGGAGAACAACTCAGCCCTGGCCCGTGTGATGGCTGAGGGCCTGGGCGTGGGTGTTGGCGAGCTCAAGCGCCTGGGCACTGAGGGCAAGCTCACGGCTGATGTGGTGGCGAATGCCCTGATGGGCCAATACGACACGCTCAAGGCCAAGAGTGATGAGCTCCCACAGACCGTGGGTGGTGCCTGGATCAAGGTGACCAACTCGTTCCAGGGCTTTGTGGAAGCACTGAACGATGGCACCGGCGCATTCAACGTGGTGGGGGCCTTGCTGTCTGGGCTGTCAAAACTCATTGATGCAGTCAAGTCCATGCTTTCCGGTACCGGCAGCGAGGCTGACAAGCTGGGGCGCAACAAGTCGGTGGCTTCGTGGGGGGAGACCGTTGGTGCGGTCTTTGCCTACGTGATCGACCTGGGCCGCTCGGTCTGGCAGACCATCGAGATGGTTGGCCAGGCGATCGGTGGCTTGGCTGCTGCCACCGTGACAGCTCTAAGTGGTGACTTGGCTGGAGCCTCCAACATTCTCACTGCGACATGGAATGACTTAAAGGGTAAGTCTGCCCAGATCGGTGAGCTGATCACCGGCGGCGCTGGCAGCACGCTGCAGGCCTATGCGCTGGGTGCAGGTGGTGGCAACTCCAGCGCACCTGATGGCCCATCCAAAAAGATGGTCAGCAAAGTCAAGCCGAAGGATGACGATAAGAGCAAGGACAAAGCCGACCCATCGGACATGCCTGCCATCCAGGCCCAACTCGAAGCCCGCAAGCTGCAGTTCATGCAAGAGCACAACCTGCGCGAGATGAACAAGCTCGAGGAAGTCAAGACGCTGGAAGAGATCGGCAAAAAGTTCGACCTGAACGCCAAGGACAAGATCCACTTTGCCAAGCAAGTGGCCGCTGCTGAAATCGCAGCTTTGAAGGAGATGGCCGAACAGGGGCGCCAACTCGACGATGGTGAGCGCAAGAGCCGCGAAGACCGCGCGCTTGCTGCTGTGCAGGCAGCACAGCAAGAGGCCCGCCAGCAACTGGAGCTGGGCAACATCACCAAGGCTGAGTCTTTGGCGTTGGAGCAGCAGTTTGAAGCCCAGCGCAATGAGATTCGCATGCAGGCCCTTCGTGAGCGCCTGACGCAGACTGACCCCAACCGTGACCCTGTGGCGTACGCCCAGGTGCTGGCTGAGATCGAACAGCTGGAAACCCAGCACGAACTGCGGATGGGGCAGCTGCGCCAACAGTCTCTGGTGGAAAGCCGCCAGGGCATGATGCAGTTCACCCAGGGCCTGGAAGGGGGCTTTGCTCGCGTGTTCTCTCAAGTGGGCACCACCATCAACAGCATCGGTGGGCTGTTCAAGGGCATGTTCCAAGTGGTACTGCAGACCTTTGTGCAGATGCTGGCCCAGATGGCGGCAAAGTGGCTGATCAATAAGGTTCTCATGAAGGCCATCAGCAAGACCACAGCGCTGGGTGAGATCGTCACTGAAGCGGGCAAGGCGGGTGCGGGGGGCGTGGCTTCGATGGCTGCGGCACCATTCCCACTGAACCTGGGCGCACCAGCCTTTGGCGCGAGCATGTCGGCTTTGGCCATGGGCTTTTTGCCGATGGCCAGCGCTGCCGGCGGCTATGACATCCCTGCAGGCATCAACCCGCTAACCCAGCTGCATGCCGAAGAAATGGTGCTGCCCAAGCACTTGGCCAACCCGCTGCGAAACATGCTGAGCCAGGATGGCCAGCAAGCCGCGGGTGAGGCAAGCAACAGCGTGGTCTACAACGACCACAGCGGCTCTCTCAGCGATGCTGAGATTGAGCGCAAGGCCCATGTGATCGCCAACGTGCTGAACCGTGCACACCGCAATGGCTGGAGGCCTAAGTGAGCAATGAAGTCTTTCCCTCCCTGCCGGGCATGACGCTCAACATCGAGCGTGAAGACGAGTGGAGCAATGCGAACCGCCAAAGCGGCTCTGGTCGGTCATTCACCCGCGCGATGTGGACATACCCGGTGCGTCATTACCGGGTGGAATTCGAGGTGCTGCGCTCTGGTGCTGACGCTGAATTACAGCAGCTGGTGGGCTTCTTCAACCGCCACAAGGGCGACTATGAGACCTGGCTGTTTGACGACCCAATGGACAACACCACATCGGGCATCGCTGAGTTCGCTGTGACAGATGGTGTGACTCAGGCCTTTCAGCTCAAGCGGCCATTCGGCGGGGCCATTGCACCCGTGTTCGATCTGAATGGCGCACCGTTGATCTATGTCGATGGCGTGGCCACCACGGCCTTCACGGTGAACGCCACGGGCAAGGTGACGACAAGCAGTGTGCTGGCTGCTGGCAAGTCGCTGGGCTGGGAAGGCCAGTGGTACTGGCGCTGCCAATTCAAGACAGGGCGCTTGAGCTACAAGCAGATCATGCAACACCTGCACACTGCCAAGTCGGTCGAGTTCAAGACGATCAAGCCATGACCCAGTACATCCGCACGACCACGCCTGCGCTGCAGGCCCTGCTCGATTCTGGTGTGCCGCTGCTGGTGGCTGATGTGTACACCATCACCACGCCTGGTGGGCTGTCCTTCAAGTGGGCCGATCTGGACGCACCAGTGATCTTTGGTGGCGACACATGGACCTTGGGCCCTGGCATCAAACGCGGTCGCATCATCAAGACCATGGGCTTGGAGGGCAGCTCGATTGACGTCGAGCTGTTCGATGGTGGGCTCGATGGCCAGAACGTCGAGGGCCAGCCGTTGATCCCCTGGGTGATCGCTGGCGGCCTGGATGGCGCCCGCGTGGTGGTTCACCAAGTGTTCAGCGCTGGCCCTGGCCAGCCATGGGTGGGCAAGCTGCACGCCCATGAGGGCAATGTGTCGGATGTGCAGACATCTGGACGTGGTGGCGTGAAGGTCACTGTGCGCAGCTTCACCGAGGTGTTCAACCGCTCGCTGCCGCCCACGGTCTACCAGCCCAAGTGCCGCACCCGCTTGTATTCGCCCCTTTGCACCATCAGGCGCGAATCGTGGACGGTGTCAGGCCAGGCCACAACAGCCAGCAACGCCCTGCGCCTGCAGTTCGGGCACTCATTGCCCAATGCGGCCGGCCATTTCGACTTGGGTGTGATCACGTTCACTGGCGGCGCCAACTTTGGCATCATCCGCACCGTGCGCCAGCACACCGCAGGCCTGCTGGTGCTCATGCAGCCATTGCCCAAGGCTGTGGCGGCGGGCGATACGTTCAGGGTCTACCCAGGTTGCGACTTGACGCTTGAAACATGCACGAACAAGTTCAACAACCGGGGGCACTTCAGGGGAATGCCATTCATCCCGCCACCCGACTCAGTGACATGACGCCTGACGCACTTCGAGAGGCTGTGTGCGCTGAGGCCTTGCGCTGGCTGGGCACGCCCTACCACCACCACCAGCGGCTGCATGGTGTGGGTGTGGACTGCATCAACCTGCTCTGTGCGGTTTACCACCAGGTGCAGATTGTGGGTTTCGTCGAGTTGGAGCACTACAGCCAGCGCTGGCACCACCACCGCAACGAAGAGATCTTCGCGCAGGGCCTGGACAAGTACCTGCAGCGCACGCTGCAACCAGGGCTGGGTGATGTGGTGCTGTTTCGGTTCGGCCGAACGTACAGCCACGCGGGCATCTTGCTGCCCGGTGGTGAGTTCATCCACGCGTTTGCACGCGTGAAGGGGCGCGGGCAGGTCATGGTCTCGCGCATGGCAGAGGGCTGGGAGACCAGGGCGCCTCTGTACTGGTCGATTACATAAGGGGTTTGAGATGGGTGGCAATACCGAGATCCGCAACGAATCGCAGAAGGCCAGCGCGATCCGCTTTCAGTCGTCGATGTTCGGGGGTGTGGTGCCTGTGCTGCATGGCACCAACATCGTGCCGCCGAACTTGCTGGACTATGGCGACTTCACGGCTTACCAGCACGAGTCGACCGAGTCGCAAGGTGGCAAGGGCGGCGGCGGTGTGGATACCACCAAGGTCTGGTACACGTACACGGCCAACGTGGTGTTCGGCCTGGTAGAGGGGCCCATCTACTCCATTGGCAAGACCTGGAAGGGCAAGGTGGCCAGCGATCAGATCACGGTGCTGCTGGGCGAGCAGGGCGGCACGGTGTGGACGCAGACGGGCCACCCCGATCAGGCCGCGCTGTCCTTCCTGTCCAGCATGGCCGGTGGCGCGCACAACATCAACTATTCAGGCCTGGCACACATTGGCGTGCTGGATTACGACCTGGGGGAGACAGCGCAGGTTGAAAACCACCGCTTTGAAGTGCGCGGCCCTTCCTCGTTCATGCTCGATGGCATCCCTGACGCACCGCCGGCGGCTGTGCTCTATGACTGGATCAGCAATTACTCGCGCGGCCTGGGGCAGTCGGATGTGATCGAGCCCACGGCCTCGGGCTCGATGCTGGATTTTGATCAGTACACGCGGGCCGCTGGTATCTGGATCTCCCCGCTGCTGCAAGAGCAAGCGCCCGCCACTGACCGGCTGGCCCTGCTGCAGCGCATCTGCAACTCAGCCTTGATCGAGGTGGATGGCATGCTGCGCATGGTGCCCCTCGGCGGTGGCGACTTGAGCCGGCAGATCGGCGCCACCACGGCGAGCTGGACGGCTCGGGCGCAGCCCCAGTATGCGCTGGACCCTGACAGCCTGCTGTCTCGTGGCGCTGACCAGCCGCTGGTGGAGATCAAGCGCAAGCCCGCGGCTGATGCGTACAACATCGTCGAGGTCGAGTTCAGGGACCGAAACGCGGACTACGCCCCATCGGTGGCCCGCAAGGTCGACCAAGCATCCATGGACTTGGAGGGCGACAAGCCCGCGCCAAAGCAAACCATGGACTGGATCTGTGACCCGGCTGTTGCTGACCGCGTGGCGCAGTTGGAACTCAACCGCCACATGCTGCAGCGCGCTGAGTACCGCTTCGAGCTGCCCTGGAACTTCGCATTGCTCATGCCTACCGCGCTGGTGACGCTCACGGTGCCAGAGCAAGGCCTGGACGCACTGCCCGTGCGCATCACGCGCCGTGAGGAGACCGACCAGGGCTATGCCTTCGAGGCCACCGACTACACCGACGCCCTGAGCACGCAGCCCCTGCACACCCTGCCGGTGGTGGACGGCTACCGCAACGACTACGCGGCCAACCCTGGAAGCACCACGGTGCATGCTGTGTTCGAGGCGCCCAAAGCGCTCAGCGATGGGCTGGAGCTGTGGATTGCTGCCACGGGCTCGAATGCTTCCTGGGGTGGCTGCCATGTCTGGATCTCTGCCGATGGGGTGGAATACAAGCAGGTGAGCACGCTGTCCGGTAAGTCTCGCGTGGGCAAGTTTGACCAGGCGGCCACGACCAGCGCGAGCTTCTTCAAGGTCAAGGGCATGAACGACCAGTTGGGCTCGGGCTCTGCGCTCGATGCCTCGCTGAACGCCACGCTATGCTGGGCCAATGGAGAGTTTTTCAACTATGAAACGGCTACGCTGACGGCCTCGGGCTCATACACATTGAATGGTTTGCTGCGAGGGGTGTATGGCAGTAGGCGCAGCAGCAAAGCTGTGGATGGCGTATTCGTGCGTTGTGATGGGGCGCTGGCAAAAACAGGCCCTATCGGCCTGCAGATGGTGGGGCGGCAGATCTGGATCAAGCTGCAGTCGTTCAACATTTTTGGCCTGGCGACGCAGTCATTGTCTGACGTCAGTGCAGTCACATATACGCCCACTGGTGACCTGGCTCTGGCGCCTGACACGCCGGCCAACCTGGTGCCTGAGGGTGAGTTCAGTTTGCTGCCATTGGGCCGACGGCCGGACACCTGGGACGGTGGCACCGTGACGGTCGTGACAGGGCAGAGTGCATTCACTGCAGCTCTGGATTGTTCTGCCTTGCGCACGCAAGGTTTGGTTCGGATCGGAGCGCAGGCCGGTGATCGATTCTGGGTAACTGCCATGGTGGATGCCTCGACATCGTCCACCTCCGCGAATGCGGGCATGTGCTGGTATGACGCCCAGGGTCAGCGGCTGTCGAGCAGCTCGGCTGATGTGGCTGTCGGCGCTGGGGCAACATGGATAGCTCGCGCGGGCATTGTGGAAGCGCCGGCATCGGTGGCTTATGGGGTTCCTTGCGTAGAGAGGGCTTCGGTTGGCTCGGGTGTTGTGCGGGTGGCTGATTTTTCCATTGCGCGGCAGTTGGTGACGCAAGAGCTGCAGGACCTGGCTGCCACCGAATTGACTGAGATCACAACCGGTGGGTTCAGTGTCAGCAATCGGGGCTCGTTGTCCACGGATTGGGCTGTTGTCAAGATCACGAATGGCGGCAGAGTCATTGTTCGATTGGTGTGTGACTACGTCGCTTACAACCTCACGGGGGCTGCGGTGGGAGAGGTTGCCTCATTGAGTTTTGGCATGGTTGGTCGTGTGGCGAATGACATCAACAGCGCAGACTCACTGCTGGTCTCATCGAGCGGCGGGGGGGCTGCGATATCGAGGCAAAGAAGCATCCAGGCCTACGGCTCCACGCCAATGGAGCGAGTGGTTCTGTCAAGCACGGCCACCGTTTTGCAAGATGGTTATGTTTTCGTCAGTGCGACTCTGATGGGACTGGGCTTCGTCGGCCCGCAGGGGCAGATTGGGGGCAATCAGGCCAGGCTGACCGTCAGCAATTTTTCAATGACCGTGGAGTCTGTTAAAAAATGAGTGCCGCCGTTTGGTCGTTTTACGACAAGTCTACCGGGCTGTTCACTGGCTTTTTTGCCAGCGGGTCCTTGGACGTGGCCCTTGGTTGCCCGCCTGGCCGTGAGGCTGTCATTGGGGTGTATGACCCGGCCCTGTGGCGGTTTGATCTAGAGCTTGGGTGCGTTGTGGCCATTGATGCATCTGCGGGTGATCTGGGCGGACAAGCACTGACTGCTCTGCCTGCTGGCATCGAGGCCATGGCGCAACTCAGGGCTGCTGAGGCGGAATCGCTGCGCGCAATGAGGGAGCTTGTTCTTGCCATGGCGCAGGGCTCTGTGCTGCCTGCTCATGCTCTCGCAAAGCTGGCTCAGACGGATCAGGAGGCTGCGGCGAGACGAGCGGAGCTGCCGCCACCGCAGGCCCCCTGAAACTGTGGTCTGTGCACGTTGTGCACTTTCTTCCTAGAAAGTGCACAAGCCTTTCGGGATGCTCACACCCCATGAGCACCGCCACCGACATGCTGACCAAATACCTCGATGCAGAGGTAGCCATCTTGCAGGGCAAGGAGGTTCGCATCGGGGACCGCACCTTCCGCTACGAAGACCTGGCCGTTGTGCAGCAAGGCCGGCGCGAGTGGGAAGCCCGTGCACGTGCTGAAGCACGCAACGCATCAGGCGCCAACACCATTGGTGGCCTGGGCTTTTCTGTGGCGCGGATGGACTGAGCAGCATGAGCAGCAACGCCAAGCCCGCCCGCCTGAACTTCATCGACCGCATGGTGGCGGCCGTGTCGCCGCAAGCCGGTGTGCACCGGCTCAAGGCCCGCACGGTGCTGGCCCACTACGAAGCCGCCAAGCCCAGCAGCCAGCGCAAGGCGCGGCGTGATGCCTCCAGTGCCAACCAGTTGGTCAGCAAGGGCGCGGTGCCCATGCGCAACAACATGCGCTACCTGGACCGCAACCATGACCTGGTGACCGGTGCGCTCACCACCATGGTGAACAACATCGTGGGCCCTGCAGGCATCACGCCTGAGCCCCAGCCTCAGAACCTCGATGGCACCATCAACACCGATTACGCCTTGGCATTGACCGAGGCGTACAACGACTTCCAGCGCCGCCCTGAGGTGACCTGGCAGCACGACATGAGCCACGTGCAGCGCCTGGTGTGCCGCTCGTGGCTGCGTGACGGCGAATGCTTCGCACAGCGCCTGATGGGCCCTGTGCCCCTGCTGGACCACGGCACCCGCGTGCCCTACAGCCTGGAGCTCATGGAAGCCGACATGCTGCCCATGGAGTATGACGAAGGCGACAGCATCCGCCAGAGCATCCAGCGCAATGCCTGGGGCCGCGTGACGGGCTACTGGGTCTACAAGACGAACCCCAGCGAGACCTTCAGCATGGTCAATGCGCTGAAGTTCATTCCGGCTGATCGCATGCTGCATGTGGCCCTGCGTGATCGCATTGGCCAGCTGCGCGGTGTGACGAAGTTCGCCAGCGTGATCACACGCATGGAAGACCTCAAGGACTTCGAGGAAAGCGAACGCATTGCCGCCAAGCTTAGCGCCATGCTGTGCGCCTTCGTGAAGCGCAATAGCCCGGTGGACATTGGCTATGAGGCCCCCACTGACTCTGAAGGCAAGCCTGTGAATCGCGAGTTCAGCATGGCCCCCGGCATGATCATCGACACCCTGGTGGCTGGCGAAGAGATCGGCCTGATCGACACCAAGCGGCCCAACCCCAACCTGATCCACTGGCGCGATGGCCAGCTGCGCGCCTTTGCCTCGGGCATCAGCGCGAGCTACTCCAGCATCAGCCGCAACTACAACGGCAGCTACAGCTCGCAGCGCCAAGAATTGGTCGAGCAGTGGGTGAACTACGCCTCGCTGACTGACCTGTTCACCGAGCTGTTCATGCGCCCAACGTGGTCCGACTTCGTGATGGCTGCTGACCTGAGCGGCGTGGTGCGCACGCCTAAGGGCATCAAGCCTGGCACCGCTGACGCTTGCTTGTTCGTGGCCCCCTCGATGCCTTGGATCGACCCGCTGAAAGAGATCAGCGCGTGGGTGATGGCTGTGCAGGCTGGCTTTGCCAGCGAGGTCGAGGTGATGCGCAAGCGCGGCGTGAGCCCTGATGAATTGCTGCGCCAAGTTGTGGCCTGGCGCAAGAAGACGGCCGCCGCTGGCGTGGTCTTCAACAGCGACGCGGCCGTGTCTGACGCGCAGAACGTGGCCACGCAGAACAACACCGACCCGAACCCGAACCCGAACCCCGATCCCAACCCGGCCCCGGCAGACCCTGCCTCGGGCGACACCAACGCGCAGGCCTGAGGCCTGGCAGGAGAGAGAACATGGCAGACCTCATCGTCCACGACCTGGGCAAACTCAGCAGCATTGCCAACGGCACGCCAGTGCAGGCCAAAAGCGGCGGCAACCACTCGGTGACAGCCACGGTGCAGGGCACGGGCTCTGTGTCGTTCTCTGGCCAAGTGATGGGCACCAATGACATCGCAGGCACCTGGATGAAGGTGGCCACGGTGACAGGTAGCGGCACAACCACCGCGTCAGGCTCAGCCACATTCAGCGACGACTACCGGTTTTGGCGCTTTGATGTGACAGCCATGACTGGCACCAGTGTGCTGGCTGTGCTGGCGACTGATCCGTTGGGCACGGGTGCTCCCTCCACCCCATCGGGCGCGGTGGTGCTACGCCTCGGTCAGATTGGCAGCAAGTGCCGTATTCCGCAACAGAAAGACACGACCATCCGGCAGGCTCGCAGCCGGATGACGCACTGGAACTTTCAGGATGTTATCGCCAATGGCTGGGCCATTGAATGGCCCAACTTTGCCATTAGTGCGGGCACACCAGAAGCTGGGCCTGGTGCGACTTTGTCCATTGTTGCCGCCATCGAATATCCAGTGGGCACCTTCACCCAATTGACTTTTGGTGGTGCGACGATTGGCAGCATTCCCGATGGCGGCCGCTTGCAGTGCGACCCGATCAATGTGGCTATTCCAAAGCTTGCAGCCTATCGGGAGCACACGTTTGTCTACACGTCGGGCGCTTGGATTCCGCTGGCTGCAGGTTCTGCAAACATGCAGAACGATGGCCTTAATTGCGATACAACGCAGGGCGCGATGTCTGGCCTGACTGACACGACGTTGACAAATCCGACGCTCACTCAGGCAACTCAACTGTCAGCGAACTACGGTGCCTGCGCCATCCTTGCTCAAACGAGCCTGATGTCGGCATTTGGCGATGGCGACTCGATCATGCAGTCTGTCGGGGATAACGGGTATTACATCCAGTGGTTCAGTGATACTGACTGGGACGCAGAGGCGCTTCAATGGGGCGCGCAAGGGTTCTTTGAGCGCGGTTTGGGCTATCGCTGTCCGACAATTCGCGCTGGTGCCAATGGTGAAAAGGTTTCAAACCTTGCCACCCTTATGGCCGGAACTGGGTATGAAAACCGAACTGCGCTGGCGAAATACTGCCGCGCTGCCGTGATCATGTGCGGAATCAACGATGTGGTGAATACCTCCGATAGCCGAACAACCATCGTCAACAACATCCAAAGCATCGCAGCAGCTTGGCACACACGCGGGATCCCCCCGTATTGGTGCACGATGGCACCGGGCGGTGTGATTTCAACCGATGGGTACACAACACAGGCTGGTCAGACTCTGCAGGCGCGTAACAATATCCGAGCAGACGTCAATGAATACTTGCGGCAAGGCAAGCTCACAAACGTCAGCGGCACCGTGGAAACCGCTGCGCAGGTTGAGGCTGGCAAGGGTGGTCAGGCTGGTGGTACTGGATATTGGCGCACCTTCAGCCGTGGGCGCGTCCTTTCTGACGTAGTGGGCAACGGTACAAAAACGGTCACATCTGCCACTGCAAATTTTGACCAGAACGACACGCGAGCTAGAGTCACGATCAACGGTTTGGACAATGTAATCACCCGTGTGGTGAGTGCTACGACGATTGAAGTTCAATCAACGGTGGCGGCTGCAAGTGGTTTGCCAATGCAAATTGGCTATGCCATGTACACGGGTGACGGCACGCACGGCAGTCACTACGCAATGGCTCGCGCTTTGCGCAGTTTCCCGCTGTGATGACCCGCCCCCTCACCCTGGCCCTG